GCATTATTGGAATCGGCGGCAACGTCGCCAAAGACATACTTTTCGGTCGCCTAAAAATCACCGACGTCGGGCCTCGATATTTGCATTTTCCAGAGAATCGCGGATTTGATGAAACATATTTTGCCATGTTTCGAGCCGAGGAAAAGCGCACGAAGTACGTCCGCGGGTTTCCCGTTTACGAGTACAAAAAAGTCGCTGAACGCAACGAGGCGATTGATTTGTGGGCATACTCAATCGCCGCAGTCGAGTCGATGCGCCTCAACCTCGAGCGCGAGCGGGTCAAACTCGATCCGAAACCCGAACCAGTTAAAGATTCTCGCGACTATTTGTTGCAACCGGCAAAGCCAAAAGCGCAACCCGTAAAGAACCGACCGCGTCGACAAGGCGGTTTCGCTCAATCTTGGCGATAAAAAAACACGTTGTTTTTGCTTGTGCAACAAAACCCAACAAGATAGGTTTTGTCCATGCGGTTTCAAAAACCGCGATAAACAAGTAAAAACAACAACGAAATGAACAAAATAACATTCACAAAAAACGAATTGGCCGCGGTTAAATGCTGTTTGAATTACGATTCATCTGACGACATTGACGATGATCGCATTGGCCAACTCTCGGACAATTACTCAAACGCCGGGCCGGAAGAATTCAAAAAGTTGCTTGGTTGGAACGATCACCAAGTTGCGGGATTGATCAGCTCAATGGAACAAAAAGGCATTGGGTATTGTGACACCGACGACATGGCAGAGGGTCAAACGGGGCCGCTTTTTTGGTTGTCCGAGGATGCAATAAACGCATATTTCGATTTAAAAAAAGAACAGCAAGCAAAGGCCAAGCCGGTCGTCGATGATTCTGCCGATGTTTACGACTATTGTGACACAAATTCCGTCGCGGGTTACAACACCGGAGGCACGCCATGATCAAACAAGTCACTTGCCCGCATTGCGGCAAAGACGTCCAAGTCGCATCTCTACTAGGTGCAAAAACGTCAAAAGCCAAAGCGGAAGCAAGTCGGGAGAACGGTGCGAAACCGCCCCGCCCCGGTTCGCGCCCTCGAGGCCGACCTCGAAAACAAAACGATTAAAAGTCGACCGCCGGATCAACCCGGCGGTTTTTTTGTCGCTACCATTGGCGCAAAATTAAATGGCGGCATCGACTCCGACGAAAGAACCGGAAACGCTGGTTGCCGGTGATACATGGAAGTGGGAACGGAGTTTGTCGGATTATCCGGCGAGTGACTCTTGGTCGTTGACCTACTACCTCCGAAAATCCGGCTCAAGCGCAATCACAATCACCTCAAGCGCGAACGTTGACGCGCATCTTGTGACCGTTGCCGCCGCGACAACTGCAAGCTACACGCCCGGAACTTGGGACTTTCGCGGCTACGTCACGAAGTCCGGCGAGCGTTACGAGGTGTTCAACGGCATTCTCGAGGTCAAAACTAATCCAGCGACCGCCGCCTCGAGTTACGATCCAAGAACTCACGCCGAAAAAGTCATCGACGCGATCGAGGCGGTTCTCGAATCACGCGCAACAAAAGAGATTCTTAATTTTTCAGTCGAAGGCAATTCGCTTTCCTCGATACCTCACGCCGATTTACTTGCGCTCCGCTCACGTTACCGCATCGAGGTTGAGCGCGAAAAAGCCGCGGAACGTCTCAAGATGGGACGCGGCTCCGGGCGTCGAATCCTCACAAGATTTCAATGAAACAATTTTTGACGCGATTGGCCAATCGTTTCGGATTTGAGCCGAAAGTTGCAAAGCGGAGTTTTGCCGCGGCCAAGGTCAACCGCTTAACGAACGATTGGGCGACTGCAATCACAAGCGGCGACGCCGAGATCAAAGGCGACCTCAAGACGCTTCGAGCGCGTTCAAGAGAACTTGAGCGAAACAACGACTACGCACGTCGTTATTTTAAGGCAATCGAGAACAACGTACTTGGCTCAAACGGAATCGGCTTACAAATGAAAAGCCGAGATTTCAGCGGCAACCTCGATCAGCAAGCAAACAGCAAGATCGAGCAAGCGTTTGGTGATTGGGGGTCAAAATACAATTGTTGCGTTGACGGTTGCACCACTTGGATTGACGTGCAACGTCTCGCGCTCCGATCAATGGCGCGCGACGGATCGGTCTTGATTCGGTTCGTCCGAGGTTACAACAACCCGCACAAGTTTGCGTTGCAAGTCATCGAGGCGGATCACGTCGATCACGATTTCAACGATAAGACCGAAAACGGGCAAGTCCGGTTTGGCATTGAAACCGATAAGTTTGGCAAGCCGGTCGCATATCACATTTTGCAACGTCATCCGGGCGATCACATGATCAACGGATATGCGGGCAACAAACGCGAGCGCGTCCCGGCGTCCGAAATACTTCATTTGTTCGTAAAAGACCGACCCGGCCAAACTCAAGGCGTGCCTTGGCTATCGAGCGCGATCATGGGTCTCAAGATGCTTGAGGGTTACCGGGAGGCGGAACTTGTTGCCGCTCGCATCAGCGCAAGCAAGATGGGCTTTTACGTCGAAGCAAGTCCCGACGGTTACGTTTCAAGCGAGGATGACGACGGCAATCTCATCCACGAAATGGAACCGGGAAGTTTTGAGAGACTCCCGAGTGGGCTTGATTTCAAATCCGTAGATTTTCAACATCCAAACTCGGCGTTTGGTGATTTCAACAAGGCGGTTTTGCGCGGCGTTTCAAGCGGTCTTGGCGTAAGTTACAACACGCTGGCGAACGACCTCGAGGGGGTCAACTACTCGTCAATCCGAGCCGGTCTCTTGGATGAACGCGAAGAATACAAGACACTCCAAAATTTTATTGTCGACCACTTATGCCGCCCGGTTTTTAACGCTTGGCTTGAACAGGCACTTTTGACCGACAACCTCAAGTTGCCCGCCGAAAAATACGACAAATTTAATGCCGCCGAGTTTCGCGGGCGACGTTGGGCGTGGGTAGATCCGCTCAAAGACGTGCAAGCCAACATCACCAGCATCGAGGCCGGACTGAAATCAAGGCGTCAAGTTGTCGGTGAGATGGGCGGCGACTTCGAGGATGTCATTGATGATTTGCGCGAGGATCAAAACTTGATCGAGTCCGCGGGGATTGTCTTGGGTGATGCGCCGGTCGTTGAGGCAACCAACGAAAGCGACGACGACGAACAACCAAGCGGCAAACCGGCAAAAGCAAGCAAGCCAGCAAGCGACGAAGCACCCGACAACTTGGCAGTCGCGGCGGACGCGGGACTCAACGGGGCGCAAATACAAGCCGCACTTTCGGTGATTGAACAAATCGTCGCCGGAAGAATGCCCGCAAAAGCCGGAGTCGAGTTGTTGATTTCCCTCGGTCTCGATGATGCGACCGTCGAAAAGATGATGTCAGCAATCAAAACATTTAAACCAAAAGAAACCGCTACCAATGGAGACAAATAAAATGGCGAAGAAACCGACAAGCCAAGTGCAACACCGGACGATTGAGTTTGAACGCAGCGCGATCGACGAAGAAAATCGGACGGTCGAACTTGCATTTTCAAGCGAGGAACCGGTCGAACGCTCGTTCGGGCATGAGGTACTCGATCACGACCCAAAAAGCGTCAACCTCGATCGGTTAAACAACGCGGCCCCTCTTTTACTCGAACACGATCGCGGGCAACAAATCGGCGTCGTCGAGGATGCCCGCATTGACCCGGATCGAGTCGGTCGCGCCAAGGTGCGCTTTTCCCGATCCGCACTCGGGCAAGAGATTTTCACAGATATTTTAGACGGCATTCGATCGATGGTCTCGGTTGGTTACCGTGTCGACAAGTTTGACCAAGACGAGAACGACGACGATGACGGGGACGTTTATCGTGCTACAAATTGGTCACCCCTCGAAGTCAGCATCGTAAGCATACCGGCGGACACCTCCGTCGGAGTCGCTCGCAATGATGACGAAGATGAGCCGGACAATGAGCCGGACGAACAACCGGAAACGGAGCCGGAAACGGAAACCGAGCCACAACCCGCGGATGCCGACGATGACGACGGTCAAGAATTGGACGAAGCACAAAATAATACTCAAGAAATGGAAAAATCAATCGAAGTAAAAGCCGATGATCGCGCGAACAAAATCGCCGAGATCGGTCGCCAATTTGGCGCAACTGATGAGGCTTTAAGTTTCATCGCCGAGGGTAAGTCCGTCGACCAATTTAAAGACCACTTACTCGAAAAGCGATCAAACGAGCCTGTCGCAACTCCCGTCGAAAACAACGAGAGGGAGGAAATCGGACTTTCAACCAAAGAGGTCGAAAGCTACTCATTGCAACGTGCAATCCTCGCCGCCGCAAACGGTCGCCCGCAAGATGCCGGTCTTGAGATGGAAGCATCTCAGGCAGTCGCCAAGCGTTTCGGAACTAGCCCAAAAGGCTTTTACGTTCCCGGTGACGTCCAAAACGTTTGGGCCAAGCGTGATTTGACCGCTGGCGCGGCTAACAACGGTGCGAAACTCGTCCCGACTGTTACCGACACCGACCTCATCAGCGCGTTGCGCTCGAAGTTAGTTGTCGCTGACGCTGGCGCGCGTTTCCTCGGAGGCTTGTCCGGCACAATCAACATCCCGAAAGTGACCGCTGGCGCGACCGCCGCGTTTGTTTCTGAAAACTCCGCCGTGAGCGAACAGAATCAGACCATCGGCCAAGTGCAGATGACGCCAAACACTCTTGGCGCGTTCACCGACATCTCTCGCACTTTGCTGATTCAGAGCGCGATCGACGTCGAGAACATGGTACGCGACGACTTGACCGCGGCGATCGCCGTCAAGCTGGACGACGTTGCCATCGAGGGCGGCGGTTCAAACGAGCCGAGCGGTATCTTGAACGATTCCGACGCTGCGACGGTTGCAATGGGTACAAACGGAGCCGTTCCGACGTTCGCCAAGGTGATCGACTTGATTGCTGAGGTCGAAAAAGACAACGCGCTGACCGGCGAAGGCGTCTTTTTGACGACTCCCGAAATGCGCGCCAAGATGCTGGCAACTGCCAAGCACTCCAACGGCGGCGACGGGTTCATCCTCGACGCACCGAATA